TTCTAAGGTAAAAATATTAGAATTAAAAGAATATACTCCAGAGGGTGACGAAGACCCAACTGAAGCAAACGAAGACGGATTAGATTTTTAAGGAGGACAAATGATAATCGGATTTCCAAAATTAGATAAAGATAATAAAGTCATAGCAAATGAATTTAATAGCTATGATACAGAGTTAATCAAAGATGAAAAAACTAGGAGAGCTGTAGAAACAAATATTTCTAGAGTTTCTACCTTAAATATAATAGTTGACTCTCTTGTTTTTAGTAGAGATAACCTACAAAATTTTATCAAAGAAAAAGTTGAAGAAGCTGATGCTTTAGTGCAACCTAAATCAAAACAAGAAAATAAATAATATACAAAGGAGATAAATATGGGATTTGTAAAATTACATCAGCCATGTCATGCCTGTGGCTCTAAAGATGCAGTAAGTGTCAATGATGATGGATCAGCAAAATGTTTCAGTTGTGGTAAATTTTTTAAAAATTATGAGGAGCCTTCATCATCTATACCAGATAAAGATTGTAAGCCGGAGGGAGATACTGATTATCATGCTCTAACTGATCGTGGCATCAGCAAAGATGTGGCACAAAAGTATGGTGTCAAAGTAACTCTTGATGAACATGGGGACATAAAACAACACCATTATCCTTACTACAATCAACATGAGTTGGTAGCTACAAAAACTAGATATATTAAAGATAAAAGTTTTTTTGTATCTGGTAGTTTTTCAGGAGCAGGTTTATTTGGAGAAAACTTATTCAAGCAGGGTAGAAGAGTATTGTTGACTGAGGGTGAATGTGATGCTATGGCCGGTTATCAATTGCTAGGTAAAAAGTGGGAAGTTGTTTCTATAAGGACTGGATCACAGGGAGCTGTAAAAGATGTTAAGGAAAGTCTAGAATTTTTAGAGGGCTTTGAAGAAATAATTATTTGTTTTGATAATGATGTGCATGGTAAAGAAGCTGCAAACAAAGTAGCACAACTATTCAAGCCGGGAAAAGCTAAAATTATGTCCATACCAGAAGGTTTTAAAGATGCTAATGATATGTTAAGACAGAATCAAATTAAAGCTTTTACACAAGCTTATTGGGATTCTAAAACCTATACCCCATCAGGTGTAATTAATGTGTCTGAAAAAAATACTGATTACAAAAAAAGAGAAAAGAAAGAATCTGTGCCATTTATGTGGGAGGGCCTAAATAAAAAACTATATGGTCTAAGACAAGGAGAATTATTGACTTTGACAGGAGGTACAGGATTAGGTAAATCGAGTGTGACTAGAGAGCTAGAACACCATCTAATAAAAACCACCAAAGATAATGTTGGTATTATAGCTCTAGAAGAAGATTGGAGAAGAACAATTGATGGCATTTTGTCTATTGAAGCAAATGCTAGACTATACATAGATCAAGTTAGAGAAACTTTTAGTGAGGATGAAGTAGATAATTTTTTTAAAATTCTTTATGACGGAGAAAATAAAAACAGAGTGTGGATTCATGCTCATTTTGGAACGAATGACATTGAAGAAATATTTTCAAAACTTAGGTTTATGATAATAAGCTGTGATTGTAGATGGGTGATTATAGATCATTTACACATGCTAGTGACAGCTGTATCAGAAGGAGATGAAAGAAGGGCTATTGACAACATTATGACCAGATTGCGAAGTATAGTAGAGGAAACAGGAGCCGGTGTTGTGCTGGTTTCACATCTTAGAAGAACTTCTAGTGACAAAGGACATGAGAATGGCATAGAGGTAAGTCTTTCACATTTAAGAGGATCACAAAGTATAGCTCAATTATCAGATTGTGTTATTGCATTAGAGAGAAATCAACAATCCGAAAATGAAGAAGAAGCTAACACAACTAAACTTAGAGTTTTAAAATCAAGATATACAGGTGATGTTGGTGTGGCTTGTCAACTTATATATCAATCTGAAACAGGAAGATTGGTAGAGCATGAATATGTTGGAGAGGATTTTTGAATTTAGTTTTTGATATAGAAACTGATGATATTAAAGCTACAAAAGTTTGGTGTATAGTTGCACAAGATATAGAAACTAAAAAAGTATATAAATTTAGACCAGATGATTTAGAAAAAGGTCTAAAACTATTAGCACAAGCAGATAAACTTATAGGTCATAACATTATTGGTTTTGATTTACCAGTCCTAAAAAAATTATTAAACTTTGATTATGAAGGTAAGGTAGTAGATACATTAGTATTATCTAGATTGTTTAATCCAGTAAGAGAAGGAGGCCACTCTTTAGAGGCTTGGGGTCAGACATTAGGGATAAATAAAATAGAATTTGAACAGTTCGATTCTTTTTCTGAAGAAATGTTAGATTATTGTGTTCAAGATGTAAAAGTTAATACTAGAATTTATAGTAATTTAGTCAGATTATCTAAGGAATTTAGTAAGGAATCTATGAGACTAGAGCATGATGTGGCTCCTATAATAAAAGAACAAGAGCTTAATGGTTTTAAATTTGATTCTGTAGCTTCTGAAATTTTATTAGCTTCTTTGAGAGAAAGAGTAGAAGCCATAGAGAGAGAGGTAAAAAAAGTATTTCTACCTAGAATGCTTGATGTTAAATTTATAATACCTACAATGAAAAAAGACGGCACTCTATCTAAAAGAGGTTTAAGACAAGATGAGTACGATAGGATTCTCAAAACTAAAAACTATGAGCCTTTTTATAGAAAAGAATTACAAGAATTTAATTTAGGCTCTAGGAAACAAATAGGAGAGTATCTTATAGATTTTGGGTGGAAGCCTAAAAAATTTACTCCAACAGGACAGCCAATAGTAGATGAAATAACTTTATATGAAATCGACAATATACCAGAGGCAAAACTTATAGCAGAATTTTTATTGATACAAAAAAGAGTAGCACAGATACAAAGTTGGGTAGATTCTGTCGAAGAAGATGGAAGAGTTCATGGCTTCGTGATTCCTAATGGAACGATCACAGGAAGAATGACTCATAGAAAACCTAATATGGCTCAAGTTCCTAGCATTTACTCACCTTACGGAAAAGAATGTAGAGCTTGTTGGACAACAGAAGAGGGATATAAATTAGTTGGTATAGATGCTAGTCAATTAGAGCTTAGATTGTTAGCCCATTATATGAATGATGAAAACTATATAAAAAATGTAACTACAGGAGACATACATGAAACAAATAGAAAACTTGCAGGACTTAATACCAGAGATGAAGCAAAAACTTTTATCTATGCCTTCATATACGGAGCCGGAGATAAAAAAATTGGAAGTGTGGTTGGAGGAGATACGAAAGATGGTGAAAGACTACGAAACAGTTTTCTTAATAATATCCCTTCACTTAGAAAACTTAGAACAAAAGTGTCGAGAGTATCATCAAAAGGATGGATCACAGGATTAGATGGTAGAAAACTTTTTATTAGAACACAACATGGAGCTTTGAACACTTTACTACAAGGTGCCGGAGCAATTTTTATGAAAAAAGCTTTAGTGTTGTTAAATAAATGGGCTAATTGTAGTAACCTAGATTTTAAATTTGTAGCTAACATACATGATGAATGGCAAGTAGAAGTAAAAGAGGAACAGGCAGATTTTTTTGGAGAGATGGCAGTTAAGTCTATGGTTGAAGCCGGTAAACTTTTAGATTTAAGATGTGATATGAATGGAGAATACAAGGTAGGAGATAATTGGAGTGAAACACATTAATGTAAGAAATAAAGTTTTAAAGAATGGTAAATGGTTTTATAGTGGATCAAGTGATGGCTATCTAAGAAGTATAGAAAGTCATATTAAAAAAAACAAAAACAGGATGTATGTCAATGGTAAATACATTAGTAAATCACATCCTTTACACAAACCGGGAAATTATAAAACATTTGAAGAAGCTGCTTTTCAAAGTTTAGGTAAATATAAAACTGTTAAAAAAGGATTTGTGTATGTTATAACTAACAAAGCTTGGAAGGGCTGGATCAAGATAGGAAGGGCTGCAGATGTTATGGATAGGTTTAAACATTATCAAACATTTAGTCCTTTTAGAGATTATCAGTTAAGATATGGAAAGTTAGTTGAAGACTGTAAAGTTTTAGAAAGTAAATGGAAACAAAAATTAAAAAATAATTATAAGTGTAGGAATGAATGGTATAAAATAAACTTTCTAGATGCTATTTTTATTTTAGAAGACATCATTAAAAATGAAGAAAAAAAATCTTGATACTTTAGTTGAAGATATTTACAAGTCTTTAGAGCCTTTATCTAAAAATAAACCTTTAAAAATAAAAGAAAAAGATTTAAATGATTTTGCCGAAGACATGAAAGAAGCTTTAAGAGGTTGGGCCTTTCCTGAAGAAAAAAGTAAAAACATTTTACGGATGTCAAATATTGGAAAACCTGAAAGACAATTATGGTTTGATGCTAGAAGTGAAGTTAGTCAAGACATAAACAATCCTTCACTATTTATAAAATTTTTATATGGACATCTACTAGAATCAGTTCTAATATTTTTAACTAAATTATCTGGACACAAGGTAACTGATCAACAAAAACAAGTTAGTGTGAAAGGTGTAAAAGGACACATGGACTGTAAGATAGATGGTGAAGTTGTTGATATTAAAACTGCTTCTTCTTATGCTTTTAAAAAATTTAGTGAAGGAACTTTAGCACAAGAAGATTCATTTGGTTATATTACTCAGTTGTCTGGCTATGAAGAATCAGAAAAAACTAACAAAGGAGGATTTCTAGCAGTCAATAAAGAAACAGGAGAACTAGCCCTTTTTAGACCTGATGATTTTGATAAACCTAATGTAGTTAAAAGAATAGATAATTTAAAAAAGATTATAAAAAAAGACACACCTCCAGAGCTTTGTTATCAGCCAATACCTGATGGAACTTCTGGTAATATGAAATTACCCAGACTTTGTTTATACTGTAGACATAAATTTAATTGTCATAAAGATGCAAATGATGGTAAAGGATTAAGAATATTTAAGTATGCAAGAGGACAAGTTTTTATGACTCATATAGAATCAGAACCTAAAGTAGAGGAAATATATTATGAATGGAAAGAAAGCAAAAAGAAATAGGAAAAGAGCAAAACAACTTCTTATAGAATGGTTACATACTATGGTTCCAGAAGGAGAAGATAAATCTAAAATAAATTTAAAAAATTTAGATCAGTTTTTACCAAGACAAACTCACATTTTTGCAAATAATAAATTTATGTTAAGTGCATACTCATTAAAATGGTTCTATAAAAAAGTTAAAAAAAATCCAAACATAACATTAAAAGAAATAATAGGAGGTCTTGATGTATAAATTTAGAGAAAAAGAACTTATAAAAGAGTTAGATATGTATGTATATGATACTTACGGACAACACTATGCTACTGATAAATATCAAGCTACAGATGTTATAATTGATTCTGGACATGGTGAAGGTTTTTGTATAGGTAATATTATGAAATATGCAAAAAGGTATGGTAAAAAAGAAGGTAAAGAAAGAAAAGATTTGTTTAAAATATTACACTATGCATTAATAATGTTGTATATTCATGACACAGCTAAAGATTTTATAGAGGGAAAAGATGGATAAAGTTGGTAAAAAAGAATACTTAGGTATAATAATAGATTATAGTAGAGAACAAAATTTAGATGAATTTAGTTTAGTAACTTTAAGAGATAGATATTTTTGGAAAGATGAAACTCATGCTCAAGAAAGTTTTGCAAGAGCTAGTGTATTTGCTGCAACATATAAAAATGTTACTGACTTTTCCTTGGCTCAAAGGTTATATGATTATTCTTCTAAGTTTTGGTTTATGTTTTCTACTCCTATACTATCTAATGGTGGAACTTCTAGAGGTCTTCCTATTAGTTGTTTCTTAAATTATGTCCCAGACTCTAGAGAGGGCCTTTCTAGTCACTATGATGAAAATATTTGGTTAGCTTCTATGGGAGGAGGTATTGGAGGATATTGGGGAGATGTCAGAAGTAATGGAGTTTCTACAAAACATGGTAGTAAATCTACAGGTTCTATTCCATTTATGCATGTTGTTGATTCTCAAATGATGGCATTCAATCAAGGAGTTACAAGAAGAGGTAGTTATGCAGCTTACATGGATGTTTCTCACCCAGAAATAGAAGAATTTATTATTATGAGGAAAGAATCTGGGGGAGACTTACATAGAAAATGTTTAAATTTACATAACGGAGTTAATATTACTAACGAATTTTTAAAAGCTGTAGAGAATGATGAAGAATGGAGATTAATAGACCCTAAAACAAAACAACCTGTAAAAATAGTTAATGCTAGACATTTATGGTGGCAAATTATAGATGCTAGAGCAGAAACTGGAGAACCTTACATGATTAATATTGATACCTGTAATAAACATTTACCAGAATCTTTAAAAAATTTAGGGTTAGAAATAAAACAAAGTAATTTATGTTCAGAAATAGTTTTACCAACAAATGAAGAAAGAACTGCAGTTTGCTGTTTATCTAGTGTTAATCTAGCTACTTATGATGAATGGAAAGATGATAAACAATTTATAGAAGACCTTATAACAATGTTAGATAATGTTATACAACATTTTATAGATCATGTGGTGGACACATCTGAGTTTGGAGAATATAATTTAAACTATAAGAGGTTTAAAAATTATGTCAAAGAAGGAAAAATGGGGTTACATAAAGCAGCTTATAGTGCATATAGAGAACGGAGTCTTGGACTTGGTGCTATGGGTTTCCACTCTTATCTCCAAAAACATAACATTCCATTTGAAGGCCTACAAGCAACTGGAATCAACTATGGAATATTTAAAAAAATTAACAAACAAAGCAAAGCAGCTTCTAAAAAATTATCTGAGAGTCGTGGGTCTTACCCTGATTCGTCTGGTCTTTTATTTAGGAATGCTCATCTTCTCGCTATTGCTCCTAATGCCTCTTCTAGTATTATTTGTGGTGGGACATCTCCTTCAATTGAGCCGGTTAGGGCTAATGTTTATACTCACAAAACTTTGTCGGGTAGTTTCCAAGTTAAAAATAAAAACTTAGAAAAACTTTTAAACTCTAAAAAATTATCTCAAAAAAAATTAAAAAGCATTTGGAAAGATATATTTGCAAATGAGGGTTCTATTCAACATTTAGATATTTTTACCGAAGAAGAAAAAGAAATATACAAAACAGCTGATGAAATAAATCAGATATGGATAATAGAACATGCATATAAAAGACAAGAATTTATCTGCCAAGCTCAAAGTGTAAATTTATTTTTTAAATTACCACAAGCAACAGAGCTACAAGAAGTGCATGATGAATATTTACAGTATGTGCATGATGTTCATTGGTATGCTATGCATAAATTAAAATCTTTATATTACTTCAGATCAAATGCTGCTAAAACTGCTGAAAATGTTAATATAAAGGTACCTAGAATTAAACTAGATGAAGTAGAATGTATAAGTTGTGAAGGATAAAAATGAATTGTTGGCATTGTAATACAAAATTAATATGGGGTGGAGACCATGATATAGATGACGAAGATGAAGAATATAGTATTGTTAGTAATTTGAGTTGTCCTAATTGTGGTAGTTTTGTAGAAGTTTATTTACCAAAGGAAAAAACTAATGGCTAAAAAATATATACATGTTAATCAACACAAAATAAGAGCTAATAAAAAGAATGGAACAGATGAACCTGTTATAACAATAAAGGAAGGAAAAACAAACACTTATTGCCACGAAGTAAAAGTAAATGGTCCTTCGGTTATTAAATATGGAGGTAATGACAAGCCTTTACTTTCCTGTGGTGCAAGAGTTGTAATTCAAACAGACTCAGAAATAGATATAATTAGATAATGGCTAAAAGGTGGACAAGCACAACAGTACATGTTCCGGCAACAGGAGCTAGGGGCAAACGAACTTCTATAGGGAGAGGTAATTTAGGGACTGCTACTATGAATAAAAATATGAAAAGAAGCTACAAAAAATATAGAGGACAAGGTAAATGACAAGATGGGACACTAAAAAAAGAAAACCTAATTGGCATGATATTGTAAAATGGGAAGATGACAACAAAGCATTAGTGATGTGGGTTTGTACTGTTGATTGTATAAAAGAAAGAGCTAAAGAAAAAAATAAAAACTTACAGGCTAATTATGATCAAATCTATGAATTTATTTATCATAGTAGAAGAGGATGGGATATGGAACAATTTAAAAATTCTTTTAAAGATTTTGTCATAGAATTATTGGAGGACAACTATGGATGATTTTAGAGAAATAACTATTGCTGTTTTAATACAGTATTTTACAGGACAATTACACAAACACAGAATAAATGTAGAAAACTATTTACAAAAAAGTGTAGGTGTTGGGGAGCATTCCGATATTATGGAAACTATAGAAAAAGAATTAGGACACATGGCAGATTATCATGATAAAATAGAAGTACTAAACACATATTTTACGGAGGACACAGAATGAGTTTATTAACAACTAGAGACTATTACAAACCTTTTGAATATCCTTGGATGTTCGATTACTATTTTTTACAAAATCAAATGCATTGGCTACCAGAATCTGTGCCATTACATACTGATGTAAAAGATTGGCAAGATTTAAATGACAATGAAAGAAATCTTATAACACAGATATTTAGATTGTTTACTCAATCTGATGTTGATGTAGGTGCTGGTTATACAGACAAATATATGAGACTATTTAAAAAACCTGAAGCTAGAATGATGATGGCTTCTTTTGCAAATATGGAATCTATTCATCAACATGCATACAGTTTATTACTTGATACTGTAGGTATGTCTTCAAAAGAATACAGAGCATTTGCAGAATATGAAGAAATGGCAGACAAACATGATTATGTAGGTAAATTTAATCCTAAAAAATCACAAAAAGCAACGATAGCTAAAACTCTTGCAGTTTATTCAGCTTTTACTGAAGGACTACAATTGTTTAGTAGTTTCGCTATCTTGTTAAATTTTCCTAGATTTGGAAGAATGAAAGGTATGGGCCAAATTGTAACTTATTCTATAAGAGATGAATCTTTACATGTAGAAGCCATGACAAGAGTTTTTAGAGAGTTTATAAAAGAAAACATAGAAATATGGACAGATGATTTTAAAAAAGAAATATATGAAATTTGTAGAGAGATGGTAAAACTAGAAGATAAATTTTTAGATTTGGTATTTGAAATGGGAGATATAGAAGGACTTACCAAACAAGATATGTATAAATACAACAGATATATTGCTGATCGAAGATTATTACAGTTAGGATTAAAACCTAATTACAATCAAAAAGAAAATCCTTTAGAGTGGCTTGATGAAGTTATGGGTGTTGAACATCAAAACTTTTTTGAAGGGAGAGCAACAACTTATATGAAAGCTGGACTAAAAGGTAAAGAAAATAAGATTAATTTTAAACACATAGAATGAGAAAGAATAATAAAAATAAAGAAGCTAATATAATTTCTTTTAAAATAGTAATTAATACAGAAGGTAAAATTATTTCTGAAATAGCTAACCTTCCTAAATTTGAAGCAAAAAGATTTTTTAAAGGACATGATCTTAAATTAATAGAAACATTAATTGATTCAGGTTTAGTAAAATTTGGTAAATTACATTATCAAATGCAAAATGAATTAAATGCCTTGAATAATTAGTATTTTTAAAAAAATGACCTCACAGAATGCTCTGTAACTTAATTAATTATAGTTGGGAATAGTAGAGGTCCAAAAAAGCATAAAATTTGTTAGAGAGCTTTACAGGGCTTCACAGAGCATTTTACCTAAAATGTGAGAAAAATAAGTAGTATATTAGTATAATTAGCTTTCCTATGAACCATCCTAATAAAAAACAGAAAGATATTAAGAAAGCTAAGATTATTTTTTTTAGATCATCCATGTCCATCTTATTAAGCTGCTAAAAAAATTAACATAATAAGAAATACTAAACACAATATTGTTACTTCAAGTTTATCTTTACAGTCTTCCATTACTTCCTTACTAAGCTACCACCAAAATACATACCTATAATAGCTGATACTAGGTTAGTATCTAGTTGAGTTATTACCAAGCCCTTAAAAGTTACCCATTTAAAAACTTCTTCATCACTTGTGAAAAACCAAAAGCCCGGTCTAAACTCTGTGTAGCCTACTGTGACAGTTATATCAGGATAAAATACTGCTACTAATTTAGGAAAGACTACAATAGAAAATACTGCTAATAAAGCTATGATTCTTCTAGTCCATTGAAACCCTTGATTTTTTACATTACGGGCTGACTCTATAGCTTTTAATTGAAACTTACCTCTAGTAATAAGAGCCATCTGTTCTTGTTGTTTAGCTTTTCTACTTTCGGCCCATAAACTTAATAGACTACTTAATAAAGTAGATGCTAACATTGTAATTATTTCAAAAGGGAATCCCATATTATGTTTCTAGTTCTGTATCTATAATAGCTTGAATTGAATCTATCATTTGTTGAGGTATGTGAATTTGTATGTCCCTAACTAAATCTTGAACTTCAGGACTAAGGGTATCAATCTGTAGGTCTAGTAAGGCTTCAAAGAGTTCTCTATATTGTTCTCTTGCGATCCATGGTTTGCCCTTTGAAGCTCGGATTTTACAATCATATCTCCAAGCATCATCCAATTGTGCTTCGGTATAAAGTATCATTTATTTAAATTGTTTTATTAACTCTTCTATTGCTAACTCAGAGGCTCTCTCTTTATCTTGTTCAGCTCTATTATAAAGTCTATATCCTGTAATATTATTTTTAATATCAGTAACAGAATCTGCTATATTTGTTCCTTGCATAATTTGTAATACTTCTCTTCCACTTATAGCTATAGTTTTAGGAAGGCTATCTCCATATTTTATACCTAATTCATAATGTTTTAAAGCATTAAAGGCTTCGTTAGTTCCTTCAACATATCTAATACCATCTGGCTTACCGGTAATTTTTAATTTATAATTTTCAGGTAACTCACCATCAAAAACTAATCTGTTTACTTTTTCAGCAACATCTACTTCAAAAGCTCTTTGATCTACATCACTCATAAATTCTTTACTTAGTTGAGTTACTAAATTATCTTTCTTGTATTCTTGTGCAGACTCAGACCTATTTTCTTTTGAGGGTTTATCAGTCATAGACTCAGATACTACTCCACCTGTTTGTAGTCCAAGCCTTTCTTCAAATAAATCATCCATTTGTTTATCTATTGATGTTTTGCCTGAGTAAGATACACCAGTAAAAGGATTGGTTCTGTCTGCTGGATTCTCCTCTGTAGTTAAAACTTTTGGCCCTTCAACAAGACCACCGGTAGCTTTTCGTTCTCTAGTTTTTAAATCTTTAACTGGTTGTATATCTCTAAGGGCATCAAATTTTTCTTTTAGTATTTCATTATCATCTAAATCAAGATTTATTATAGGCATTCCTTGATAAGTCAGAGTATATTGACCTATTAAAAATCTTACAGTTTGTGGACTCATATCATAGTGTTTATTTTTTTCTGTAAATTCTTTAAAGTTTTGTTCACTAGGAGTAAAAGGTCTAAATCTATTATATTTCATACCCTTTCGTATTTCTTCAGGAACATTAGTATTTTTTAAAATTCTTACCCTTGTTTTTGGATCAACACCTAAAATATCGGCTGCATCAAAAGCTAATTTTAAATCTTTATAAGCATAGTATTTTTCTTTATTAGCTCTTTCATAGGCTTTTAAAAAATCTTCTCCATTTTTTGTTCCACCAATAGCAGAACTTTTAAACTCTGAAGCTATAGTTCTACTTAATCTATTATATTCTGCAGCTTTTCTTTCTAAACTTCTTTCTGGATCAAATTTAGCAAATCTAATACCTGTTAAGTTTGCTATTACTTGAGGAGCTAAATCATATTCTTTTTCTCCAGCTGGAACTCCAGAAATAAAATCTAAGTATTCATTTTGATCTCCAGTTGCAGCTTTGTATAATTTAGGAATTTGAGCAGCTCCACCCGGAATAAAATCTTTAAGTATTTCCCTTGTAGTAACAAATAAATTATTAATAACTGTCTCTGGACTATCACCATCTTTCCATCCGTCTACTTTGTAGCCCTCTTTAGTTCTACCATTTCTAAAAAGTGAATCAAATAATGTTTCTGTAATTATAGCCTCACCAAGGAAAGGTCTAAAATATTCTCTTCCAGCTTCATAAGCAGCTTTACCTATAACATCTTTTAGTCTTTCATCAGTTTTTTCACCTTCTAAATATTCAAAAATAGCTGTTCTAAGAGGTCTTTTCACTACATCATAAGGATCAACATAACTAAAATCATTGTAGTATAAATCTCCATTTTTATCTCGATAGTAAAGAAGATTTGAATATTTTTCAAACTTGTTTGGATTTAAATCTCTAATAGCTTGATCTTCATCTCCTGTTACACCAGCTATAGATTTAGTTAATTTATTTATACCATCTGCACCTAATGCTCCTACTGTTAGAAAGCCTCCTAATCTTCTAGCACCTCTTGCTTTTATTACTGTACTAGAACTTGACATTTCTTTTAAACCTTGTTTTACAGTATTAAAAGAAGTTCTAGTCATTTCAGCTGGGAAAGAAAAATAACTACCAATTGGAAATTTTCTTAAACTTTGTATTCCTCTAGGCACTAAAGAATAAGTTGGTATAGTATTTCTAACTATATCAGCAGCCTGTCTTTCTAAATCTAAAATATCAGCCTGTGCTAATTTTCTACCATCTGCTTTAGCAGCTTTTAATAAAGTATCAAACTCTTGTTCAAAACTAATAATTTTAAAAAGATCATCTTCAGCTATATATAAATCTTGTGCAGCTTTAGCATATTTTTTTAAACCGGACCTATCTGCTACTCCATCTAAAAATTTACCTACTCCAGTATCAGATGTTTCTTTTATAAGATTTTGTATGTCTCCAAATCTAACTGAGGTATTTACAATATCAAGTGATACTAATCTATTGTAATAATCTAAAGCTTCTTGTTCTGGTACTTTAGCAAATCTTTTTTGATAAATTGTTTTTATAGCTTTAGTTCCTCCCTTACCAAAAGGATTGTTACCATTAGCAGCAGTAAACAAAGCACCCCCAATAGTATTTCTTAAATGTGTAATGTGATTAAGAACAGTTTTTGCTGCTTGAGAATAGCCTTTCATAGCTAAAAAACCTTTGTATATTGAGTTGTTTGCTATACCAGTAAATGCTTGTTTTTGTTTTAAAACACTAAAAAGTTCATCATTAACATATAAACCTTTTAAAGCTCCAAATTCTTTACCTTTTAATTGATTTCTATGTAAAGTATCTCTACTTCTATAAAAATATTTATCTAATCCTATTTTTCTAGCTTCTTTTAAAAAATTTAAATCTTCTACAAAAGAACTAATTCTATTAATACTGTTTAAAATATTGACTGAAGGATCATCAATTTCACCCATTAATTTTCTTATAGCTGGGTCTAAGTCTCCTCGTCTTTTTAACAAGTTTCTATTACTACCTATCATGTTTTGCATTCTAGCAAAATAAGTATCTGAAGCTTTGGCACTCCCTAGTATATCTTCTACTCTTGCTCTAGCTTCTCCCATGATTTTATTTTCCCATTCTGCTTGAGACATTCTTACAGGTTTTTTATCAATTTTATATTTACTTAATTGTGATATTTCTTTTCTAAAATACTCTACAGCATCATCATAAATTTTATCTCCGGGATTAACTTTGTAGGAAGGGTCTTCAAAAAGTCTATAACTTCTTCTTAACCATTGGCCTATATTATTTTTAATAGTTTTTTTTGTTGCTTTATCAATAATATAGTTAGGTTGCTGTAATAACATTTCACTAAAATCATCAATCAGCAATCTCATATCTTTTAAATCTTGCTGAAGATATTTAGGGAGGGTATCAATATAAGCATCATCACCTTCTGTTAAGGCAACATAAATTTTATTTTGTAGTTTTGCTGTATCACCAGATTTACCTGCTAGTCTAGTAATATTTGCATCTATTCTTCTAGCTACATTTTCTGTAGAATCTGACCAAGCTTTTTTAGCTGCTTCTTTTTGATTAAATAATTTGAAAAGGTTTTTTGACATGAAACCAGCAGAGTTAAAAACATTAAAGGGCTGAAGATATTTATTAATTTGTCTGAAAAATGTATTTGTACTATATTGGCCCCAGTTTTCCTTAATAACTTCATCAGGAACACTTTTTAATTCAGTTCTTCTGATGCCCTTTTTAGCTGATTGTTTTAATTTACCAATAAATGCTTCTGGATCAACTGATCCTTTTTGCATTCTGGTTTTTAAGTCCTTTAGAGTTTTTACAAATTCTTTATTTGCTTTAGCTTTATCTACTGCCCCACCGAGCATTTGAGTTGTAAATTTACCTCCATAATACATATAAGGCAATCCTAAACTAAACATAAGACCTTCACCTAGTAAACCCATCCTAGCTTCAAGTTCAGATTTTTCATCATCTGCTTTTAAAAAATCTATAACATCATTTAAAGTTTGATCATCATCCCCAATCATGGTGCCTACAAAATTAGCAAGTCTTTCATCATAGGGATTTACACCTATAGTAGCAATACCCACTTCAGCTCCTAAAGCTCCTTGAGTAACTTTTTGTGCAGTTTTTAAAGGTTGGAAAGTTTTTTTACCTGATGTAAAAGGAACAGAAAACTTTTTACTTTTATCAATAGATTCTACTACTTTTTTACCTGCATTAGTTTTTAATAATAAATTACCACCAGTTGTAGCTGCTTTTGTTCCAAATCTTAAACCTATGGCCAATTGAGTAAGATCACGGGCAGTTTCACCTCCATAGTAAGTAGGTTCTTTTACTTTGGCTACTGTTCTATTACCTCTTGAATCCATCTCAACACTATCAGGGCCAAATAAAACACTTAATATTTGCTTATTATATTCTTGCTGTTTATCATTTAATTCATCATCAAACTCATAAATACCTAGTTTATCATTTAATGTATTACCCAATGCAACAATTTCTTCACCAATATCAGCTGTAGCACCAAAAACAGTCCTTTCAGTTTGCTCATAAATGTCTGAATCAAGTTGATCTAAAGCATATAGTATAGCACCAGTTGCAGGACTAGCTCGTAATGCTCCCTCAATTGCACCCATATTTGCATATTTTTCTTTTCTAGATTTTTCTTTTTGTTTTCTTTCTTCTTCTTTAAGTTTTTTTAATCTTTCTTTTTCCTCTGAACTTAAAGCATCATACTTTGCTCTTTTAGAAAGAGCTTTTGCTATATATTTATTTATATCTGCTAAAGAAAACATAATTTTATTATATTGGTAGGTCTAAATATTGTCGTGAAGACGCTCCAATAGAATCCATTAGTTCTTTCATATAATTTTCAAGTTGAGTATTATATACCCGAAGTGCCTCGTTATATCTTTCTTCTTGTTCTGGACTTTCAAAATTACCATTAGCATCTTGAAAATCTGTTATATCAGGAACTCTTAAAATTTCTCTAAATTCTGTCATACTAGCTTCCACAACTTCTTCAAGAACTGCATTAAAATCAATATCCGACTCCATATATAGATTTTGTTTGTCTCCTCGACCTTCTTGACCCATTGAGATTACCTGACCCATAACAAGATAAGGATTTTGACCTCTATCTTCGTTAAAAAGTTTATTAAATTCTTCCATACCATTTTGATTTAAAACATTATCTATAGCATTAAGAGCAGTATTATTAAAGACAACTAACTGTCCTTCTTTTGTAGTTAAGTCAATATAATCTTCTTTATCTCCCTTTGTTGAAGTTGTACTTCCGTCTGTGAATGTAGTTGTTGTTACTGGTACAGCTACAGTTCTTGATATTGTTTTATTTTTTTCCACATCAAATACTTCTTCTGTTGATTGTATATAATTTACTTTAGTATCTTTTATGACTTTATCAAATTTATCCTGATCTTTTTTAACTTGCTCAATAAAATCAGCTCCTCCTCCTTTAACTCCATCATTATATAATGTTAATTGAGTTTGAAAATTTTTAAAATTTGCGAAAGTAGGATCATCAATTAGTTTTGCTGAGTGTGCATTCACTTTACTACCTAAAGTATTTGCATCCTCTCCTTTGAAAGCATTTCTGACACCACTAAAAAGAAAACCTGCTATATTTGTAGGCATTTTAGTTTCGGCATACTGATTATATTTTTCGTTTAAAGTTTTAATATCGGTTGGCATATTTCTAGCTAACTCAACTAATTTTAAAAATTCTTGACCTTTAGCTTTAGCTTCTTCTCTAATATTAGTATTATCTAAAATGTAAGCATTAGAAATATTTTTTGTTGGTAATAATCCTGTTGCACCTCTTTCAGTAAATCTGGTTTCTGCTTCAGCCCTGTAAGATGGTAATAAAGTATCTATCATGTATTGATCTATACTTTTTCCAGACTCTAAAAAAGTATTATAACTATCTAACACATTTTTTGAACTCTTTTGTAAATAGTGTAAATGATTTTTTTCTGCTAATTTATTCTGATTAAAATTCTTTAATCTATTTTTTAGTAAGCTTGTTGCACCTGTTACAAACAAATTAGCAATTTGAGTTCTTCGAGAAAACTTCTCTGCTCGTCTTCGTTCATCATCTGCTCTTTTTCTTTGTTCTCCTAAAAGTTTTTGACCAAACTCTACCGAGGACATTTTATTTATATCATCTTCCATATTATTCCTGCCTATCTAATAAGTTATTATTTTCTTCTACGGGTTCTTCTACCGGTTCTTCTGTTGGTGCCAGTAAAGAAGGAACTTCAGCCTCTTCTATTTTTTCTAGTGTTTCTTTTGGAATCGCTGAAGGACTTGGTTTTTTACCTACTTTAGACTCGATAACCTCTTCTAATCTGTCTAAACCTTGCTTGTTTGTTTCTATTTTATCGTCTAATGATAGTTCATCATCTTCTTCATTATCATATAGTCTATACTCAATACCAGATTTTTCTGTTAAAGCCATTATGACATACATTAAAGGCTCTGCTAACATTAACATCATATCAGGGTTCCATTTACCACTTGTAAATCCGGTATATAGTATTTGAGAAACTACATCAGCTATTGGCACACCTGATCCTATACCTTCCATAAGTTTAGAATATGCATCTTCTTCTAATAATTCTGCTACTGTATAGTCTAAAGCTTCTTGAAAATCTGTGTACTGTGGAGGGCTTTCCCATGGATAAGGATTATCTGGATCATTAGTCAATGATTGGCCGGGAATAGGGGCCTGAAAAGTACCAAAAGCTTTTATTGCATCTGAGTCAAATTGTTGTGTCATATTAAAATCCTGTTTCGTTTTCTGAATAGTTATATCTGCTTAAATCACTAACCAAACTACTAGATATTAAAGCATTTTCATTTGGAAAAGTATTAGCTACTTGATCATAAATACCAATAGAAGGCCCTATGAAGTTATTACCTGATTGTTTAAAAAAGTTCATAGTATCTTTATATTGCTTTGGATCAGTATAATCAGATACTCCACCTATATCAGTTCCATAAAACTGACTTGCTGGACCTGAAGCCTGATCTTGATTTACTCCAAAGGCTCTGTAGATTGAAGATGAAATTTTATCTTGTAAAGCTAATTTAATACTATTACCAGCTTCTTCTTTAACAAAGCTACCTAGCTCGTCTAAAAATGTATCTTTGGTTCCTCCTGTTAAAGTATCTACATTTAATTTAGTCTGTCCTTGACCTATTTCACCTAATTTAGTTACATTAAATCCATCTTTAAATGTTTGTTGATTACTAGCCAATAAACTTGGACTATCTGAAATAGTAGGAAAAGCATCTGCATAATTTTGTAAATCTGTCATTCCTAAATTTTTCAAAGTTTCTGAACTTACACCTTCTGAACCAATGTTGCTAAGTAATTTTTTATTAAATCCATCTTCATCAAAAACTTGATAGTTATCTTTTATTAAAGAATCTAGTACTGTACTTTCTGTTGGAGTACCAAAGCCTAAACTTTTGGCGAACTCTGCTCCTTTATTTTGAGCATTAGAGGCCCAATTACCAAAGTTTGTATAAGCATCTCCTAATCCAACAGTATCAGCTATACCTTTAACAGCACCATCAATTACACCTGTAACACTCTTGTAAGCTGATCCTATCATGTTACCGGCTGTAAAAATACCATTTGCAGCATATCCAATTCCTTTATAAAGTAAATTACTACTTCCCATCATGGTTTTTGCGAAACCACCAAAAGATTGCCAAACGGGGCCTAAAGCCCCCATAGCATAAGGCATGACAAACATCATTCCTATTTGACCTACAATGCCTAATTTATCTATCCCTTTTGCTACTCCTTTAGCTACTTTTTTCACTACTTTACCTACACCTTTAACGACTTTTTTCACTCCCTTGGCTACTTTTTTAACTATTTTCTTTAAAAATCCCATTTTAATCTGATCCTCCAAATATTCTACTTACTAAATCTGCAATTGTTTTATTACTTTCCCAATTATTTGCCCCTTCAGCTGTGTTAGCTATTGCTGTTTGTAATAAAGATATTTTTCTATTTGCTTCTCCTTCTGATCTTCTAAAATCAAAGTCTGCTTGATCTCTTAATTCCTGCCACATAAAACTTAAAGCTGCATTATTTAATTCAAAAGCATTTTGTGCATTTTGCATATTGATTTGATTTTGTATTGCTGTATCTGCTAAGTTAGCTTTTCTTCTCCACTCTACATTAGATTGCATAATGGCTTGTTTATTAGCAGTATTAAATTTATCTTTTTCAAAAGACATTTGTGCATTAAATTGATTAATATTATTTATCATGGCAGCATTTGCTTTTGCAGCTGCAAATTCATTAGCAACTCTCCTAGCTTCTGCAGCATTTTTTTGTTGAGCATTAAACTGTTGTGAAGCATTTTGTTGTTGAGCATTAAACTGCGAAACTTGATTTGCTAAACTAGCATTAAATTGTTCAACTTGTTGTTGCGAAGTTGCATTAAATTGTCTTCTAGCATTTTCTGCAGATTGATTAGATAACATTCTTTGTTGTTCTTGTTGAGCCTCTATCATAAATGCCTGTTGTTCATTTGATAAATTAGCCATATCCATAGTTAAAAAGTTTTTAGCATTATTTATTTGAGTTCTTTGTGCAAAATCTGCTTCAGCTAAATTAGCTTGAGACATTAAAACTGCATCTTGTATAGTTCCTTGTTGTCTATTATTTGCTTCAGTTATAGATATAGTTTGAAAAAATTTACTATTAGATAATTCTGTTTGTTGATCAGCATTAAACTGAGCCATATTTAAATTAAAAACATTTTGAGCATTAGTTAAAGCTACTTGTTGATTTCTTTGAGCATTAGCTTCAGCTACTTGAGCTTCTATAGTTTTTTGTTGTGCTACAGATTGTTGTATAGCTTGAGCATTAGATTGTGCTAAAGGTATAGCTGATTGAATAATGGTATTTAATAAAGCATCTCTACCTACTGTAGAAGCCGATAGTCCTCTTTTAGCTAACATTGATTCTACTGAAGCTACTGCTGGTCTAGCCCATGCTGGTATTTCTCCTTCTTCTATACCCGATAACAAACTATCAAGTTGATTAGAAACTAAAGCTTCTTCTGGAAGTCCTGCAATTATACCTCTTTGAGCTTCACTAAAATCTGCTAGTCTTGCCTCTAACATTTCTGGATCATTACCTAATTCTTGTATATCAACTTCAGATAATCCAGCATTACTTAATTGTTTTTTAGCTCTTGTAACTCTAGATAGAGTTGTTCCAGCATTTTGAGCTGCTGTAGCTTTAGCCTCTGGACTTAAAACACCAACAACTCTTTGAGCAACTGCTCCGGGTTCTACTTCTACTTCAGCTGCTTGTATTTGATCTACTCTTTGTACTTCAACTTCTTCTGCTAAATTTTCAGGTCTTATCTCACCTCTTGCAACTCTAATAGCCACATCTTCAGGAACTTGATAAATATTTTTTATTTCAGCTGCTTTAACATCTAGAGGGGAATCAGCTTTTATTACATCATTAATTAAAGTTACTTGTTCTTGACTTGGAGGTGTTATTTTTGCAATATCGGTAACTGATCTGTCTTGATCAATTGTTAATGCTTGAACATCCTCTCCAATATCAATTTTAACTGGATCAGGTATTTGAGGTCCTTGGAATCTACCTTCAACTATATCTGATGCTGTTTGTCTAGGATCAAAAGCTGCAGGAGTAGGTGCAGGAGTAGGTGTACCACCACTTTCTCCACCTTCACCACCTTGATCACCACCTTGATCACCACCTTGATCACCACCTTGATCACCACCTTGATCACCACCTTGATCACCACCTTGACC